ACACAAACAAACGCCCGTCGGGGCTAATGATCCCAGAAATAAATCGGCTGCGCCGCAATCCAACGACAAAAACCCGTCGGGGACTGCATTACTCCCGGAGTAATAATGGTGAGAATAATAATCATTATCATATGGTTTCTCAGATACCATACCGCAGCAACCATGCTGAGATAGCTCATTGCAGCATGGTTGCTGCAATGACTCATTCCAGCATGCCGTATGAAATGCCGCTAAGATCGCATACCGTGCGCAACAGCAAGGCATAATGGTTTCTCAGGTACTGGGATAGCTGACAAATTTGCATGCCCTAGAAAACGCTCCTATGGCATTTATGAGGACATGCGAAAACCGCGTGCCGTTGGCACGCGGGCAAAAAAATACCCCTCGCGGTTTCCCGCGAGGGGTAAAGGGTAGGCGTCGCGGTTTACTTGTTCGCGAGCTTCATGAACGCAGCGAACTGGGCGAACAGCGCGGGATCAATCGCGCCGTCAACCGGATCAGCCGCAGGCGGCGCAGGTGGCGCAGGCGGCGCAGGCGGCGCAGGCGGCGCAGCCGGAGCCGGAGCGGCCGCGATGGCGTTCAGACGCGCGACAAGCGCCGCCGCAGTCGCGGTCTCGACGAACAGCTTGCGCGCTGGCGCAAGCAACTCCGTCGATTTGTACTCGTCCGCTAGCATGTCAATCGCGTCGAGAACACGTTTGACGGCATCCGTCGCGGCATCAAGTGGCGCGACGGGAAGCGGCGTGATAGCCGCTACCATTGCAGCGCGGTCCATGAGGACTACGCCCGGCTTAGTCGCGGTAGTCTTTTCTGCGCCGCGACCGCGCGTCTCGGTTACCGGCTTCGCGGCCCGCAGGTTCGCAAGCTGAAGCTCGGCCGGCCGGTCCCAATACTTCGCGTGAAGCACGCGCTCCGCGACCGGAAGGGCTTCTTCCTCCTTCCATGCGATAGCCGCGCTTTCGATGATTCGCGCCGCTTTGCCGCGAACCTCGGGCAGCATCGCAAGGTTGAACTCGCTCCGCAGCTTGCGTGCGACGGGCGACTTCAGACGCTGCTCGGGCGTCGTCTCGACGCCTTCGGCGTTCAGCTTGGTCCCGTTGCCGGCCCATACCAGCATCGCGGCATCAAGCCCGATTTTGATCTGCTCGGCCGTGTACTTGCCCCGGTTCGCCGCATCGGCGAGCTTCAACATGATGGCAATCTTGACGTTGCCTACCGCAATGCCCGCTTCGCGTGCCAGCCGCGCGGCTTCGGTCGCGTTGTCCTGCGCAACCGTAAACTCGCGCATGTTCGTGATGATGACGCTGTTGACCGCGTCTTGCGCGTCGATTGCCTGCTGCACGGCTGTATCGGTCGCGGTTTGCGCGGCAAGGTTTGGCCGGCGAGTTGGTGTCTTGGTCTTCATGATGTGTCATTCCTAGTGAAGCGAAGGAAAAGCCCTTCATTAAATGGCGTTTGTCAGAATAGCCGCATGAATTGGCGCGTTGATGTTACTTCGGGAGTAAATATCCAGGCCCCCCCTACCCCCCAGGGGGACTTGTCCAAGGCCGGCCGGGGGGCCCCGCCGCCTCCCCTATACTCCCCACACGGCAACGGTGTTTTGGCGTCTCAACCTATAGGCGAATACATGTCCAGACGAATACACGTCGGCGCGGGTAGGTGGGTAGAGGGGGGTGGGCCGCCATTCCTGGTATTAACCCAGGCTACATCGTCATAATCTTGTAATTGGAACCGTTCTATAGTACGTTCCGTTATGGCATCGGCTATTCTGAGGACCGGAATGACCCTGGCCCCTCGACACCCCGGCGATGGGAACGCCCAGGCGGGGCTGTTCCAAGGCCGAGTGTGGCCTGTTCGAGTTCCCTGGTGGTGGGGTAGCCGCCGATGAATAGGCCCTCTGGCGACGAGGAATTGCTGCCTAGAATCGATCCGGTCGCGGTTGACCGATTAACCGCCTACCTGCGCGGCAAGTCGTGGTCGCAGCGCCCGGCGAACGCCACGGCGCGGGTGTTGGCGTTAATGGTGCGCCTGTGGGAGGAACGCCAACCATTCCCTACACGCAGCGCGGTCGCGGATCACGTCGGGGTATCTGTCCCCACCGTCGATCTCGTATTGCGCCGCCAGCGCACCGGCGACCTGATGATCGTTTACGAAGGCGGCGCCCCACAGGTGCGCGGCAAACGCTGGATCGTGCCGAATGACGAGATCAGGGCTGTGGGGAGGACAGATCATCTCGTCGTGCCGCAGTACGTGCGGGCGCCATACAAACGCAAACGTCAGGGCGGGACAGCTTCCAGCATGGCTTTAATCTGATCGCAGGTTTCTACCACCGCCAGCAATTTGCCGCTGGATAACCAGATCGCGCATTGTGCCGGTCTGACCAGCAGCTTGTTTTCGGCAGTGGGTGGGTGCAGTGCGGTAATCTGCGCCGGGTTCACCGCAAGTTGGGCGCCGTCGGTTCGGTGCACGATGATCAGTTGCAGCGCAGCGATGACCCAGGGAGACACGCCTAAGTCCATCCGGCAGCGGATACATGGTCGCGGGCGGATGCCTGTGCGGTATACCTCCTATCTCTCATCAGTACTCGCCCGGTTAAATTCATCGAGGTACCCAGGCAGAAATACTGCAAGGCATCCACGATGTCCGACCATGGGTGTAACTTCTCTGGAAAATCTTCCATTTGCCCGTCGCGTTTGCGCCGGTACCGGTACTTGTTCCCCAATGCGGTTATCAGTGTCGGACAGCCTTCTCGGGAAATCTGGATAGCGGGTTCACCCGCTACGGTTTGCCGAAACAATCTGTCGACAGCCAGCAGTCGGGGCTCGATTGAGTTCGTCGAGGCCGGGTAAGCCATAAAACCGGCTTCCTTCAAAACGTCAAAATTGGTTTCTTCGGTTAATTGCGATTTCTGAGCCCCCGCAGGGTCTCCCACGATGAATATTCGTTTATTTGCGTAAGGATAATCTGTCAGAATCGGTTTGAGGTATTCTTCGATCATCTGGATCAACCCCATCGACTCTGTTACTACTTCCTTCATGATTATCGCCCGGCCGTAGGCGTCATGTTGCCCAATCACCGCACAGGGCGTGCGTCCGAAGTCCATGCCGACCATGACCGGCCGTTGCGGGTTGACCACAACTCCCATGTCCTTGACATGGGTGGGTGCGTGAAAGGTCCGGCGGAACACCGCCTGCCCCGCGTTAGATACCCCCCACTGCGCCTCGACATGCACCGAGCACCAGTCCGGGTCCTTATCCGACATAAGTTCGTCGTAGTAGCCTTCGGGTAAGTTCTCGACATTTTCGGCTGAAGCGGAGAGACCGGACGGTTGTAAAAACAGTTTCCAGGATGGGTGCGGGTCGAGCACCATTCGCTCGTGGTACGGTGAGTCTGTGTCCCAGCAGTTGGTATCGCAGATTATTCCCCGTTGTGTCGCTCCGCCAAGTGCTTTTGAAGGGTAACGTCCACACCGACCTAGTAATGGTCGAATAATGTCAAACGGCACTTCTCGGACTTCATTTATCCACGCGCCCGTCAATTGCAGCGACAATAACCGTCTAACGTCTTCTTTACTATCAAGCGGGATAAGCATCCAATCGCTATGTAGCCGAGTGCCATCTGGTAGCGTAAGTCTAAATTGAATTGTGCTATCTGTAGTGTAGTAATGCGCCATGCCTTCCATATAGCTCATAGTGTCTGCAAGAACCGTTTGACGCAATTGCTGTAATGTGTTCCGTATTAGCGCAAACCTAGTATACCGTACTCCATCATGTGGCTCCTGGCTGCACGCCCATCGCATCAGTGTAACTATGCAGCCCATCGTCTTTCCGGAGCCTAAGGGACCAACGATACAACGAATACGGGAAGTATCGTGCATAAATTCTTCGACGGTAGGAGGCGGTATATAGTCCATCTAATTATTTCCTTTCTATTGAACCTTTTTTCATACATCGTCCTCATATTCGGCATCGTCTTCGTCGATTACTCCCGGAGTAATCATAGCCACCGTTTTTTCGGGGGTAAAAGCTAATTTCTCCGCAGGATTGTTGCGAAACAGGATATTCAGCGTGAAGGCGGGGCCGCCCGATCCGGCCTTCGCCGCAGCGGCGGCATCCAGCCCCGATACCCGCGAGAGTTGTTTGAACGCGTCGATCCGCTGCTGCGGAGCAATCCTGGGATCGGCCGCTATTCCGGCCGTGGCTGGAATCAACTCCTCGGTGGCGTGCATCGC